CTACTCTACAAGTGTCAAGCCTTTTTCTCATGGCTACCACCTTTACTTGGGGCGTAGCGAATCTGGAGCGGGAGACCGCAGACGGTTTCGTTTTCGTCTGTCACTACACCATCGCCGCCAATGATGGCACGTACTCCAGCTCTGCCTATGGCAGCATCGGCTTCGAGCGCCCCGAGAACCTGATCCCCTACGCCGACCTGACCGAAGAGCTGGTGATCGGCTGGGTCAAAGAAGCCCTCGGTGGCGATGAGAAGGTTGCCGAGATCGAGGCCGCACTGCAAGCCCAGCTCGATGAACAGCACAGCCCCAGCAAGGCTGCTGGTGTGCCCTGGAGCTGACGCTACGATAGAAGTAACGCGCTAAGGCAATGGCAGTACAGCCCGGCACCTACAACATCTCGTTGCAGCGCCGGGCTGATTACTACGTCACGCTCCAGTTCAAAGACAGCACTGGTACTGCAATTAACCTGACCGGCTGGACCGTAGAAGCCCAAGCCTGGAACCAGCAACGCACCACTAAGTACGCGGACTTTACCGTTGATTACACAAACCGCGCTACTGGCACGGTCAAAATCAGCTTGTCCGACACGCAAACAGCACTGTTGCCCAACGAAGCGTATTACGACGTGCTTTTGACCAATACTGCAGGTCTCAAGGAATATTACCTCGAAGGAATCCTGTACGTCTCTGAGGGGTACACCGCATGACAAGCGTTAATGTCACAACAACCGCCAACACGGTCACGGTTCTAGACGACGGGGAGACTGTGGTGGTGACCACCGGCAACGTCAGCCAAGCAACGTTTGACGCTCTATTGGCGCGTGTGGTGGCATTGGAGAATGTGAATTATCTCTTGCTGGAGGATAACTGATGGCTGTAAAAGCCAAAACGGGCACCGCACGAATCGAGCACCAAGCCGGCAAACCCAAGCTGACTCGCCAAGGCAACAGCAAACGCAGTAAGCCTCGTGGTACGCGCAAACTCCGTAAAGGGCAAGGTCGCTAAGCTATTGAGGTAGCCAATGCTGCCATGATTGAAGTCATAGCCGCAGTGGCCGGCGCGTCTATTACCGTTGCCGCAATGGGGGCGGCGGGATTCAGTCGCAAGTCAGACGAAGCTCGTGATGCAGTAATTCGCCTCACGAGCGCCGTCGAACATATTGCAACACAATTAGAAGTATTGCATTCAGATATTAAAGAGGATAGGAAGGAATTTTTCTCTCGTCTTAATACCGTTGAGCAAAGGGTCTCTAAGCTGGAAGTACGTCCACCATCCTGTTAGACCATGGACTTTATTCATCATCCGGCATTCTGGGTATGCGTAGCAGCAGCTTCTGAGCTGATCGCCCTGTCGCCCCTGAAAGACAACAGCATTATCCAGTTGGTGTTTCACGCCCTCCGCGCCATCAAGGGAAAAAAGCTTTAGGCAAAACTTGGGAACAAGCCGCACGGGAGTGGTGGTTTGAAACCATGCTCCCTGGCAGGCTGGACGATGCTGAGCGCGAGTGGCACGCGGCACAGCCTGCTGAGCCAGAATCCGTCATCGTGCATCACGCGATCGACGACGGGCTACAGACTGGTGACAGCCGCCTCCTTGGTGGCGCAATGAGTATTCACGCCCCTTGGACTGATGACGCAAAACAAAATCCGCCTGCTTGATTTATTTAAGTATTACAAAGCATTGCCTCATCAGCTTGCAGCGCTGACCGAGCTTGAGGAGGCTATCAACAAAGCCAACCCTCACATCCTTGGTCGCGATCAAGGTTGGTTCAAAACCTGGAGTCAAGGCGGCAAGCAAGGCGATTACGCCGCTGCATTCAAGCTGATCAAGGAATTCGAAGGCTGTCACCTCACTGCTTACCCTGATCCGTTGTCCGGCGCAGAGCCGTACACAATTGGCTACGGCACCACGCGCTACCCCGGTGGTCGCTCTGTCAGTCGCGGCGACAAGATCACCGTGATCGAAGCCGATATGTTTATGCGGACTGAGGTCGATCAAATTGCAGAAAAAGTTGGCAAGATAGTGCCGTTTTGGTCGGAGATGACGGATGGACAGCAATCTGCCTTGATCGATTTCGCGTACAACCTCGGCAGCGGCTTCTACGGCGCTACCGGGTTCGAAACCATCAGCAAGCGCCTGCGCGAACGCGACTGGAATGCTGTGCCGGCTGCGCTCGAGCTCTACCGAAATCCAGGCACAAACGTTGAAGCCGGCTTGCTGCGTAGGCGTCGCGCAGAAGGGGCGCTATGGCGTGAAAGCCTGCCGAAGCAGCCCGAAATCCAGCAAGATCCTGCAAAGCTGACGCCAAAATCGCCGTTTAGTGCTCGATTGACGCCGCACGTCACGTTGGGCGAATTTGCTCTTGGGCGTGAGGAGCGGCGGTTCGACTACCAGCATCAGGTTGATATTGCCGCTGAATTAGCCGCTTTCCTGGAGCGAGTGCGTGTTGCATTTGGTAACAAGCCGATCATTATTACGAGCGGCTATCGCAATGCACGCATCAATAGCATGGTCGGAGGAGCCAGCAGCAGCGAGCACCTGTTCAAGAAAGGTGAAGGGGCTGTTGATTTTTACGTCGAGGGCGTCGACATCTACAAGGTTCAAGACTGGTGCGACGAGCACTGGGACTTTAGCCTTGGCTATGGCGCTCCTAAAGGTTTTATTCATTTGGGAATTCGTTCAGGGCGTCCTAGAGTGCGGTGGGACTACTGAATCTGAATGATCCTCCACGACACTGAAATCCTGCGCCTCATCGAAGAGGAGCGGATGATCGAGCCGTTCGAGCCTGAACTGCTGAATCCAGCATCGCTTGATCTCAGGCTTGGTGACAACATCATGGTGGAGGTGGAGCACACGCCAGAGCTGCAGCTTCAATCGATCGCTCACTGCAGCGCTGAGAATCCATACTGGCTCGCACCGGGCGAATTTGTGTTAGCGGAAACGCGCGAAACATTCAACATGCCGAATGATGTATGCGGTATGTTTTGCCTTAAATCTAGTCGTGCCCGTGAGGGTTACGATCACCTCCAGGCTGGCTTCGCTGATCCCCTATGGGCTGGAAGTAAGCTGACTTTAGAGTTAACTAATGCCCGCCGTTTTCACTCGCTTCCGCTATACCCTAGTCTAAAAATTGGTCAGATGGTTTTCGTCATAACCGCTGGGATCCCCGACATTGACTACGCAGAAGTAGGTCATTACAACAATCAGCCCCGCGTAATGCCAAGCTGGGAGCAGTCGCCCTAGCTACCCTGTAGGCGAGCCTGGACTCGCCCTCATGGAGCACCAGATCGATGGCGTCGAACTGGTTAGCAAAAAAGTTACAAAACAACGATTCAGGGCATCAATCTTTAGCGCATGGCATGATCGTTGCGCATATTGCGGCCGTCATGCCACAACGATTGATCATGTAAGGCCAAAAGCAAAAGGCGGACTCACGGTTCCCGAGAACTGCGTGCCCGCCTGTCTTTCTTGTAACGCCTCAAAGGGGCACATGTCACTCTGGACGTGGTGGACAATGCAGCACCACTGGAGCTGGCATCGCGCACAACAGGTTTACGAGTGGATCACTGGAATCGGTTGCCCTTCAAGTGCTCGATATAGATTTGCGCCTGCCATAGATCATTGGCATAACGACAGATAGCGCCACCGGGCATGCAAGCTGCATAGCGCACCTCGCCAATACCGGGCTCTTCGCCGATTTCGATGTAAAAGCCGTCGCCGCAGTCAATTGCCCCTGTAGGCACTGCAGTCTCTTGCGAATCGGCCACCGGATGCTCTCCCTTCTGGAAACCCTAAATCACATTTTGCCGCAACTGCCTTCCAGTGGATGCACTGCTGACAATATGGATGGCTGTCGTCAATCGCGCGAGCATCAGCGTAAAGCTGCTCGGCCTCTGGTACAGCTAACTCCAGGCTCGTGGCTTCAAGTGGTAAATCAAGCTTGCCTGTCTTGGTTTTAATGCGAACCCGCCAGCCGGGTGACGCTTCGTAAAGCACCATCCGACCAGCGTGGTAACGCAGACTTGCCATCCTTAGGCGGGTATTTCCCGGAGTTTAGAGATCAAGTCATCAATTGTCCCATCATTTGTGATAAAGCGATCAAAGCCGTCGTAGCCGTCAAGACTGCCTTCGCTGGCGTGGCCATGCTCGCGTTCTACGCCGGGGCGTTCGATATACCACATTTCACCGCCAAGCAGCTTGATCATTGCGGCTTCGTTTGGGAAGCGCACGTCATCGGCGACAACAGCCGAATACTGCTGAGCGCGACCCTTCCAGCAACGCACCCAGATTTCCGGATGAATACACTGCCTGCCCCATTCAGTGCCGAGTGTTTGCAGCATATGCCGCACGCTCACACCAGCATCGCCCACGACCACCTGCTTGGCTTGGTGAACAAGGTAATTTGCACCATGCCTGTCGTAGCCGAGTGATTCCAGCATTGGAATCAGCATCAGCTTGAGAGTCTCAGCGAATGGCACGATCACATAGCCACGCTGCTCAAGATCAAGCGCAACAGTTGATTTACCCGACTGCGGTGCCGGGCTATAAAGACCAATAATTTTTTGCATTAAAGAGTACCGATTGAAATGTGACCGGCGCGCATGATCTCAGCGGTATCAGATTTGAACCGCTCCCACAAGCCGGTGTAGGTGCTGCGCAGACCAGGCTCTTCGCTGTCGCGATCGTACAGATCGTACAGATAATCAAGAAATGCGGCTTTGCCGTTCTCGATCTGCCATGGCTTCAGCTCGTCGCAAAGCATCTCGGCGGTCAGGGGACGGTTCGCCCCAATAAACAACTTTTCCATCGAAAAACCAAGGTTTGAAATAGGTGTCGACACCCCAGGTCACAGAGTGGACGCCAAAAGACCCCACCCCTGCGCTTGGCAGGTACATGTAGTCCTAACGCTGGGCGTCAGGTGCATGGTAAAGACGCTCAAGCTGCATCGAGGCAGGCTCGGGGAAGTCTTCATCTTCCACCTCGACCGCCCAAGAATCAGAAGGATCGGAAAGCGTCCAAGTAACAGGCGATCCATGCTGCTTGACGATAATTGCGCCAATCCGAGGTGAGCGGACAATCCAACGGATAACAGCCGCCTCGATGGGGTTCAGGAATGGGTGGCTTCGCATAATTCGTTTTGAAGTAACAGTACAGAGCAGTCACGGGCATATTCTGACCCACCTTCTGGTAAGCCGAGGCCGCAGCGACCGATCCAGTGCAAGCATGCCGCACATGGACCGCCATTATGCACGGGCTTATATTTCTGTAACCGATTTCTCAGCCTTGCTTCCGCTTTGCCTGCATCGGTCTGCTTGTAACAAGCCGGGCATTGCAGAAGACTGGTGGTCATGCGGCCGCAGCTTATACAGGGGCGTGCATTTTTAGAGACTGCCATCAGGGAAGGTAACGCGACGATAAGAAGCAAGACGAATAATTTTGGGTTCGCCTCGTCTGTGCTGCGCAGCACCCTGCGGCAGCTCGACTTCAACGGTGAATGTTTTGTAGCCGCATTTCAAGCATTTGCGATGTCTTGTAATGGACTCTGCGGTGTCTCTGGCAGTATGCGTCACGCGCATTTCATGGTGATCGCAGCTAGGGCATCTCACTGAATGCCGCCTCCGCGATGACCGGGAACTGTTCAGCAAAGATGTCGCGGCAGGCGATAGCGATCTCTTGATGCTCTAGCTGGGTACCATGCGCCGAACGCAGCTCGATGTAATGGATCCATGAGCGCAGCGAACCGCACATGTAAAGCGTGGTCGGCGTGCAAAGCGGCAGAATCCGACGTGCAGTTTCCTTGGCAATGCCTTCCTTGAGCATCTGCTCGTAAAGAGTGAATGACCGCGCAATCACATCGCTAGTGCGTTCTGCCCAGTACTTCTGCATCTGCGGCTCTAGCTCATCGATGCTGTTCTGCCGGTTCTTGTGATCTTGTAATCGTTGATGCGGTGCGTAGGCGATGTCAGTCTTGGCGTAGCGGGTGCTGAACTCTTGGAAGCTAAAACTCCGGTGCCGAAGAATCTGCGCAGCAATGTCGCGCTCGGTTTCAATCTGAATGCACATTGTCGCCATCTCAAACGGGCTCCAATGCTTGTGCTTAATCAAATAACGCAGCAATCGAGGCGCCGTCTCATCGTTCTCCTGATTCGCAGGATTCGACACCCGCGCCATCCGCACAATCAACTTCTCTGCATCTGGCGTGCAGTGAACCAAACTCACCGCGCTCACTTCACCACCTCCACCTGCGCCATCGGCCAACGCGCAGCAGCATATTGTTTCGCTTTTGCGGCCGATTCTGCGGGAATGCTGAATTTCATTGGCCTTGCGCCTGGCTGCTTTACCGTTAGCAGGAACATTTTTGTTTTCGCACCTGCTGGCGCTCTGCTAATTCCTTCCCCGTGCTGTGTCTTGCCAGCATCTTCCTCGATCCAATGCATGATGAAAAATGGAATGGATTAGAAATAACATTTCGCCCGAGCAGGAGCTACAGCATGAACTCGCTGCTCGTTCGATGACGGAGCGCGAGGCTAGCCTCTATCGCTCCTGTGTGATGTACCAAGACCTGCTACAGCAAGCAGTCTGGGAGATCATGCGCCTTGAGTTGGCACTTGAAGATCTGCAAGGGCCAGATCCCTGGCTTCAGCCTTGATCTCATCGAAAATGGTTTGGCCAAGCTCTTCAACCAAGAGCTCATCCAGTCTCTGCTGGTAAACAGTCACAAAGCTGTTCGGCTGAGCGGTAGGTGTCGAGGAGTCCATCACCTGCTTGACCTGCGTGGCAAATGCAACGCAAATACGACGCTTCTTCTTGACGCGATGAATCCAGTCTTTATCGGCTGGGATTCCCGATGCTTGCGCTGCTACCTGCGCTTCATTGACCTTATCGTCCATTGCCTGGACGGCGATCACCAGCTCTGCATGTAGCTTGCGTGCATCAGCAGCAGATAATTCGTGGATTTCATGCAGCGCAACTTGACGCTCTAGAGACTTGCTGTTGAAGGTAAATTCCATAATCTCGTGAAGTAAGGGGCGACCGAAGCCGCCCCAGTTTGATCAGAAGGGCAGATCATCCTCGATGGTTGATACTGCACCGTTAAATGCAGTCGCAACCTGTTGTGCGGCTTGTTGTACAACCGGGGGCGGGGCTGCCATTGCGGGTGCGGGCGGTGCCACAGGAGCGGGGGCTGCCTGTTGCACACGTGAATCTGGCTTGAAGCTCAAGCTCAGATACGGCTTACCTGCTTGCGATTGCTTCTTCCAGCCTGAGATCCGAATCGGAAGCTCCTGCCGTTCACCAATCGGCTGCCCATTCATCAGATACTGAGCAAGCGCATACGCCTGATCAGCCGGGATGTTCATAATCCCGTCATATTGCGGGTAATTCTTGGTTGCATCGTAACGATCACCAAGACGCTGTTGAAGTTGCTCTGCGGTCTGTTGGAACAGCGCGCCACTAGCGGTAAAAGTCAAGAGACTGTCTCCTGGATTTTGGGTTTCCGACCACGCTTCGGACGCAGTGCATCCTCAGGGGTTTTTGCAATGCACATCACATAACAGCCGTCGCCATCAGTGTTTTTGCGCATTGAATATCGCAGCTCACCGTCTCTCGACATCTGGCTGACGACTTGGGCGATCGTGGTCGGCTTGTACCCATCGCCCGTTTCCGAATTATAGAACGAAACGGAGATCGCGTCACCTGCCTGCATCGAGAGAATCTCGTCGCGCAATGGGGTGGTCTTGCTGCGGCGGCCAATACGGCTGCGCGCCTCTTCGATAGAAATTTTCTCGAACTCCGACATAACGCAAAATAAAACGAACTCGATAAACAGACTACACTCTGGCTTCAATTGCAGCAACCAATTGTGCTGCCTCTTCAGCCGTCAGCTCGCCCTGCGCAGTGAGCTGATCGACGCGCTTTCGCATCGCTGGCATCTGATCTGGCGTGGCTTGCTGAATCGCATTCCACGCTGTCACGTAATACCCGGTCGGCTGCAGCGTTTGCACCAGCTTTCGCCGTTTTGGTGGCTGCCATTCACACACCACCTGCTCGCGAATGTCCGGGCTGCCGAAAACGCGAATGCAAGGCTCGTTCCTACGTTTTGGAAACGGCATAATGTCCGTCGTCGCATACAGCGTCACGCGCTTGCCGATCCATTGCTGCACATCACTGCCAAACATTGCGCGGATCGCAACGGCATTCACCTTCGGCAGCACAAGCTGTAATGCGGTTTCTTCAAACCCCATCACAACCTTGTCCTCAAGGCCGCGCTCACCTTCGATCTGCTCTTTGGCGACGGTCTTGATCGTGTAGTTCGCCTTCCCGTTGGGAATCAGACCAGCTTTCAAGAAGCGACCTGGATACAGCTCATCGAAATTCATTCCAGTCCCTCCAGTTCAAGGTCATCAGCATCAGTCGCATTGGCAGGATCGTCTGCATGCGCCCAACGCGGTACGTCCATCTCGACCGTGCCCCAGGAAGGCCACAGGTCAGATTCCATACAGCGCTTCACCAGCGTGATGGCTTCTTCGCGGCGAAGGTGACCCTCCTCGATCAGATCAGCCGACAGCACATTGACGCTGATGTTATGAGGCCACTGCCACTCATACGCAATGAGAATGCACTGCTCTGGTGGCGCGCCGT